TGTACTAAAGATTGAGTTTGATGTAGAAGTTGGTTCTACTGTTGATGCTGTTGCACCATCATTCTCAATAACTTTGTAAACTGCATATGAACTATTCATCACAACATATGTTGAATCAAAAAGATTTGTCGCACCACTAGCCGCGGCATTTGATGAACTGATATTGTGTTCGTACATATCGTAAGTTGTGCCTGTTGTCCAGTTTCTTCTTGGTATACATCTTGACACATCTGTAGATGCTATAATCTTTGCACCTAACATATCGTCCCATGCATAGAACTCTGAAGTTACATCATCATTAGGTGTCGGCGGTGAAGCGTCTGTTCCTTCTGCGATTGTATTTCCTTGAACATCAGCGTCTGATGCCCAGGCGTGTGCTCTTCCTATAAACAAATAATAAGTTTCAGCAGATGTTTCCGAGAAGGATTCAACGAACTGTTCCGCATTATTTATTCTGAATTTATTTGTGATAATTGCTGCCATTAGTTTTCCCTATACTTTATATCTATTTATAATGATTTACTAAGCGCTTTTCGTTACTTCAGTAGGAAAAGCGAAGTTGATTTTGTGGTTCTGACTTGAATTGGTTCCGTTGATGTCTGACAATCTCATTGTTTCGCCATCTACATTACTATTTAGTGTGCCCGAGAAGCGTAATGTGTTCCAATCTGCTACTGTAGTAGACCAAGAATCTGATTGTGGATGTTGTAAAACACCAGATTCATTTTCTAATAATATCTCTCCATCGCCAGCACCGCCTTCTAAAGTGATTGCATTATTAGCCGCAAAGGTTGAAAATGCACGGTCACTTAAATTCTTAACTCTAGGTCCGCCATAGGCGTAACCATTTCTAACTTCTACATTGCGAACCGTATAACTGTTTAAGTCGTAGAAACTATTTCTATTTCTTTCCTGTAATTCGATTGTTGTTTCAGGTGTTGCATTTACATCTACTTCACGAGCATTGTAATGCGAACTTGTAAATGCATCTGCCACAGCAACAGGATATCCTGCACTTGCGGCCGCTCTTGTTCGTTTTGTTAGGCCGTCTAGTTGAGTGCCACCAAATGAACTACTAAGTGCCGCCCCCGTTCTTCTACCAAATATTGTATTGAATAGAGAATTCAATCTCATATAAATTGGACTGTCTGAAGTGCCTGTGAACAATCCAGAAGCTAGTGTAGCACCAACAGGTTGTCTAATTTGAGCGCTTAATCGAGTTGCAATGTTTACTTCACCCGTTACATAGAAACCACTTGGATGAATTGCTCGTTTAAGTGCATCTCTCCACTTGTTAATACTTTCTGAAACCTTAACTACATAAGAATAATCCTGATAGTATAGACTGTCTTGTATCTTCTTAGACGACTCACTAATAAACCCATCTTGATTAACATATTTACCATCGGTTGAAATATTAACACCAATAGTTGCTGTTCCTGTAAGTGGGTCAGATTTTGCCACAATAGCAGTAGTACCACCAGAGAATGTAACTGTGTCATCAATAACTAACGCACTTGTTGTCGCTGTGTATTTTAGAAGAGGTGATGAAAAGTCTACAACTGTTCCTGTTGCACCACTTACACTAGATGTGAATGTTTCATCTTCTGTGATGTTGCCTGAAACTGTTTTAAGAACGGCGTAATGAGGAAAAGAAAGTGTAGGGGCAGATGTGTAATTAATGCCGTGTTCAGAAATAATGAATGATGTTGCACGACCAATCTCAGAACCAAATGGCACAATTGTTGCATCAGCGCCAGTAAATGTTTCACTTAACACTCTACCGCCATCTTCAAACTCAATTCGACCTGCACCGATAGTTTCAAAATCAACAACAGCCTGTAACGAATCTTGTTCGTCTAAAATGTTTCCAGTGCTTTGTTCTAATTCTAAAAGACCTTCTCCAGATGTTTCTAATGCAATTGCACCCAATCGTTGTCGTTTAGTTTGGTCCTCTAGTCGTAAGAATCTATCACCAATAGTAATTGTTGCAGTAGGTAAAGTTGTATAACCAGAACCACCTGCAATCATTCTTACATCAGTTATGTCGCCATCACCAGTTTCGTTTTCTTGTACTAACTTATCACCAGGATATTCAGTATCGTCTTGTGTTTTTTCCTCTTGAACTATATGGTCAGTTTCTTCCATATTATAAGGAATGTCTAATTCGTGTTCTTGATGTACAATGTAGTGTCTATCAGATGTGTTTGTGCCGCCATCTTCTTCAGATAACATATGTCCAACTTCGTTCTCTAATTCTATTTTAACTTCTCTGTCGACCATTGTTGAAGATGAATCTAAGAACTTACCTTGTGTGCCATCACCAAATGTTTCTAAAAGTAAATCACCAGAACCTCCGCCAGTAATTGTGCCAGATTCTAATTCAACATGAACATCAACACTTCCTGTTTCAGGTGCAAAACCACCACCAACTATAGCAATCTTTGCTTCGGCAGTACCAGAAGCAAAAGTAATTATATCATCTTCTTGATAACCTGTACCAGCTGCGTTTATGACAACCTCATCAATACCACCACCAGAAATATCTCCCACTTGTATTCTTGCGCCAGCGCCTGCACCACCCGATACTGTTGCCTCATCACCAACACTTAATGTACTTCCGTCATTTGTAATTGTTGCTGTTGAGAGTGCTGAACTCGTTGTCATCTTAACAATAGTATCTTCATCAGCATTACTAACACCACTAATGACTTGTCCAGTTACAAAAGTTCCTACTGTGGTATCTGGATTTATTTCTACTTCAATAATCTCAATAGAGCCTTGTTGGAATTTAGTAATGTTTTCTACAATTGCGGTTGCCTCGCTCACATTATCATCTACTGGATTGTCTACTTGTGTGATTGTTTGGCCAACTAGAAGAATAGAGTCGTTTATAGACTGTGCGGTTGTTTGTGTACAACGAATGAAGTTTTGTTTGTTCCACTTGCCATCTGACACACGCAACATATCATCTGTTGGTGTATAAACTTCAGAGGTTTCATTAAACAATAATCTAAAGAATGCCTTATTGGCCTTTGCAGTTCCTTTTGCACGATATAATGACTTAATGTTCTTAACAAGTTTTCTAGTATCTACACTATCATGTGTGTCTTTAGGAATTGTGTTAAGAAACTCCTCTTTCATCTGAACCAAGAAATCATTTATCGTGTGGTCTGGGTCAGAGTAGTTTAGAAGTTGTTGAAGATTTTCTACAGGGTTCGCACGATACTTGCCAACTTTTGCAGTCGCACCAGATGTTGAACCTGTTACAGTTTCTCCTGTAATCCATGCGTTGTTAGCTGAAACAAATAAACGAGAGTTGCTTGTTATATCTTCTGCAAGAACTGTTGAAGTAGCACCAGATGTAGAACCTGTAATTACTTCGCCTTTGGCAAAAGAACTTGTAATTGAATTTGTTTCGTCAAGAATTTGACCATTAGCATCTAAACCATTTTTGTCTGTTTGATTGAGTAGTAAATAACTATTTGTAGTTCCTTCAGTTTCTAAAAGTATATTATCTACTGCTGTGATGTCAGTCAGATTTAATTCTGCCGACTCCATAAAAAGGTAGTAAGACGACAGAAATTCTGTGAACTTAGGATGGTCCTCTAATACGAATTGAGGTACTTGTTGTTTGACAAGTGAGGATAGTTTCCTCTTGTTAGTTTTATATTTCGTTGCCATTGATTAAGAGTAACTAGATGTTGTCGTATATGTTGTTCCTGCCTGTGAACTTCCACTTTCAATACCATCAACTTCACCAGTAATTGTAGAGTTTGATGTATCGATAGATAGAACTTGATTTCTTACTGGCACAATATCGTTAGAACTTGGTGTTGCAAATACTCGAACTTGAGTGCTTGAAGCACCATCTATATTTGAGATACTAGTAATATGTGCAGATGTAAGAACAACTTCTCCTGTTGCATAATCTACAGTACCATATGTTGCATCTGTATAAACTCGTGCAGTACCACTTAGATAGTATAATCTTAAATTACCAGCACCATCGTCATCTAAGAAATGTTCGTTTAGTGAGCTGTCGTTGTTTACCTTGAAACCAGATGATGAGATAACACCGCCGCCAGATGAGTTATGTCCAGAATGTGGATTATATAATGCATTATTATAACTAAGTGTGTATTTTAGTCCTGAATTAAGTGTTGGTGTAAAATACTTGTACATCTTCACGGTTGTAATATTACTGAGAATAGATGTATCGGCGTCATTAACTGCCTCTATTAATTTTGAGTATCTAAACATGCCAGCAAAGTCCTCTAATGTGTCATTGTTATAACTTGCAATCTTTGTTAAAACATTTGTTTGAAGTGTAGATACATCCTTTGTTGTTATGCCTGAATTATATCTGAAGTTTACAACAAGTGTGATGAAGGTTGTTTCAGGGTCAATAATCACAGGTGTTACTGAAGCAACAGCATATGATTTAAGACTCTGCACAAGACTTTCTTTTGTAGCAGTTGTCAGATTAGAGCCTGACTTTGCCTTAATAGATATGTAAACTTTACCATAGTCAGGTGTGGCCGCATCTTCACCACCATAGACTTGAACTGCCTGTGCGTTTGCATATAAACTTTTAACAAGTGTCTTGTAATCTTCTGTGGTAACTGCTCTGTCTTGAGCAGAATAATCTCTTGGTGCGTTATACTTAATAGAAGTAATTGACTCAAGTCCTGTTCCACCTGAAGCATTACTGACTGTTGTAATTGTTGCACTTGAAAATCCACCAATTGTTCCTGACAGACTAAATGTTGTAGCACCATTTGGTGCATCTCTGTTGCCATTGATGTAATCTAATATGACAATGTTACCATCTTCAATTGCCTTACCTGTAACTCCGTCACCGAAATAAACTTCAAAACGACCGCCTTCTACTTCTTGTAAAAAGTAAACTTTAGATGTCGAATCTAATCCTGTAATACCAGTTGCAAGTGTGTATGTGTTTGTTGTTGCATCAGAAGATGATTCTTGTACTTTAACGGTCAATGTGGTTGTATCGACACTATCGTTTGGTATAATAAATCTTTGGTCAATATCAGATGTGTTTGCAGTATATTTGTAGTTTAAATAAGAGCCCTCATAGACAGTTAAATTATCAAATTGATAAACACCAGAAACAGGAGTAATACTTACATCAGCGTTGTTGACAAAACTATATGATTGACCATCAACTGTTGTAGAGAATTTAGTTCCTCTCGACATTGTAAGAGAAGCGCCAGTAGCATCATTAACTAAAACTGTAAGTGTGGCTGTAGAAGATGTGCAACTTGTTGGAGTATAACCAACTTGTTTTGCAAGTGATACAACACTAGAACGCAAGTCTGCACTATCAAGGTACATCTCGTTTGCAAGCATGTTTGCATTGTAACCAAGGTAGTGAGTATTATATGCTAGTACATCAAGAAGTACAGACATACCAGAACCTTCGAAGTCGTAGTCTGTAAATTCGTTCTGTTGTGATAAAAATGTTTTTAAGTTAGACTTGATACCATCAAAGTCTAATTCTGAAATTTCTAGTTTAGTTGCCATAGGTTATCTCAATCTCTCTAAAAAGGATTCTACTACTACAGGGTCTTGATAGTTCTGCACATAGAAAGATATCTGAACAGCATATCCATTTCTGTCAAATTCTGGTTGTGTATGCACTTGAACTAGTCTACATCTTGGTTCGTAATTGTTAATTAAATTTTCTATTTGTTTTGTTATTACATGATTCATCTGAGGAGTCATCAACTCAAACAACATTGCTCTCAAATTAGAACCAATTTCAGGGTGGAAAGGTTTTTCGTAGTGATTGGTATTGATTAGGTTTCTTACACTTCTTTTTACCGACTCGACATCAGTAATTTTCTGAATATCTTTTGTAGCCGTATTCTGTTGAAAGTCTAAATTCAAGTCCTTAAAAATCTTAGAACTTCTTGTACTTTCGTTAGATTGTGTAGCGTCATATCTTGACATTTAGATTCCCATCCTTT